GGCTTGCCGTATAACGAAAGCGCGGGTACTGCGTATATGGATGAAGATGATCCTATGCGACTATTAACTATGGCCGCAGGTGGAAGAGTTAAAAAAACAACTAAAAGGAAACTGTAACTAATGAGCGCAGAACAATTTAAATACTTCAAACTCTCAGACTTCGACTGTCAACAAACTGGCGAGAACGAAATGAGCATAGAGTTTATACACAAGTTAGACAAACTACGTGAAGCTTGTGGCTTTCCGTTTAACATTACAAGCGGCTACAGAAGTCCTAACCATACTATTGAAAAATCTAAAAAAAATCCCGGCACTCATGCACAGGGCATTGCCGCAGACATTTATGTAAGTGGTGGACGACAGCGTATGCAACTTGTAGCTAAAGCAATTTCACTGGGCTTTGTAGGCGTTGGAGTTGCTAAGACTTTTGTACACGTAGATGTGCGCGATGACTTTAAGCCAGTGTTGTGGTGCTACTAATAAATGGATAGTGTTGTTACCCTTATAAATGAAGTAGGGTTTCCTATTGCCGCCGCGTTGGGCTTGGGGATGTTTATCTGGAAGCTGATTAACCGCATCATTGATGGGTTAGAAACTAAGGTCGATACCCTAGATGACAAGTTGTTAGAGGCTATTTCTCACTTAGAAGAGCGATTGGGGGGCAAGCTAGATGGACAGCATGGAATCTTAATAGCCTTGATAGACCGTGTGCGCTCTGTGGATAACGAGATTATCCGTCAAGATGTATTACTCAAAACAGTGTTAGGTGTTCCGCAGTTATTGCAGACTGACAGATTAGCAAAGGCAGATAGAGATGATCAGAGAAAAGATTAAATACTTAGTTGTAGCAACAGTATTCTGTAGCTCTGTAGCGGGCGATCAAATAACACACAAGTTTAAAAGCCCTAGTTTTAATGGCGTGAATACTTCTTCACACTACCTGACAATTGAGAACCAAGAATTTAATCGCAAGTCAGATATAGCTGATGAGATTAAAGCGTATCAAGAAGAGCTTGAGCGCGATGCAGAGAACACTACACTTGCAAGGTTTATACGTAACTTAGAATCACGCATCTATGCAGAGCTTAGTCGCCAGTTAGTTAACAACCTCTTCGGCGAAACAGCAAGCACAGGGGGAACGATTGAGCTAGAGGGCAACACCATTACGTACACCATTGACGGTGATTTTATAACCCTAATAATAACGGATGCAAATGGAAATACGACAGAGATTACTCTACCCATTGGTACTTTTACTTTCTAGCTGTTCAGTCTTTGATCAGTTTGAAGATACTTATAACCAAAGGTTTAGTGCAAACGATGTAGTTAGGATAAATGAACTTCAATCACATGCTTTAAGGGACGCTGTAGCTCCTGTAGTACAGCCTGTAGTTGCGGTTTATCCTAGTTCTTTTACAGACCAGACAGGACAGAGAAAAAGCAACAGTTCTTTTGCTCTCTTCTCTACGGCTGTGACACAGCAACCTAGCGCCTTGTTAATAAGGGCGTTGAAACACGCAAGCAATGGCAAGTTCTTTAGAGTTGTAGAGCGCGTAGGCTTAGATAACTTAACAAAAGAAAGACAGTTAATACGCTCAGCGCGAGAGCAGATTTCTAATGACGGTGGAGCTAAGAAAGTACCGCCTCTATTATTTGCGGGTGTGTTACTTGAAGGCGCAGTTATCGCTTATGATTCAAACCTAAGCACTGGTGGAGTTGGCGCTAGATATTTAGGTATAGGTAAGAGCGCACAGTACAGAGAAGATAACATTACGGTGTCATTAAGGATGGTGTCCGTAGCTACAGGAGAAATACTTGTAGAAGTAATGAGTCAGAAAACAGTGTTTAGTTATGGACAATCAGATGATGTTTTTAAATTTATAGAAATGGGTACGGAGCTTGTTGAAATTGAAGCAGGTAACTCGCGCAACGAGTCAACCACGATAGCATTAATGAAAGCAATAGAAGGTGCCGTACTAGAGTTAATAAACATTGGATACAACAGAGGGTTTTGGACTTATGAAAAAGATAAATAACGGCCTATTAATTTTGCTCTTTAGTGGTGTTGCTTATGGTGCCGATAACGAGGTGTACATTGAGCAGTCGGGCGCAACGGCCAATATTGACATAGAACAGCTAGGCACCAGTAACTTGATTGGTGGTTTAAGCTCAAGCGCAGGAAATCTAACTCCGCTTGATTTAGATGGCTCTAGTTTAACGCTTGACATTAATATGATAGGCAACACTAACAAATTCTTTGGCGACATCTATGCTGATAGCTTCACAGGGCTATATAATTTTGTAGGCTCAAGCAATCTTTTTACAATCCAAGTAGATCCAACCAATACTTACGGGGCTAATAGTTCAAATCAAAATGTTTCAGTCACGGGGGCAAGCAACACAATGACACTCAATCAAGGCACTACTGCTTTAGCGGCAACCCTTGATCTTGATTGGATTATACAAGGTTCAAACAACACCATTACCTCTTCAATAAATATTGATGGTGCTACCCAGTACATAGACATTGATGGTTCTGATAACACGTTAACATATACAGGTACAGGTGTGACTGCAAGCGCAGGAGGTTATTTCTATCTTGATCAAACAGGAGGTAGCCGAACATTTAATATACAACAACTGAGTACCCAAGATAATGACTGGCTTAAAATACTTTCTACTGGTTCTGGCGGTACTGTGTGTGTCATTCAAAACGATCAAGGTACAAGCCTCTCTTGCTAAGATAGGGGGGGTGTCTGAGGTATCTGGATACGCACAAATTAAAAGAGAACAAGCACCCCTTGTCGCAGACTTAAAGTTTGCCGTTCAGACCAACGATCAAGCAGTAACCGCGAATGGCAGGATGGCTATTACGTTTCTTGATGACTCAGTTGTAAAGCTTACAGAGCATTCACAGCTAACAATAGATAAGTACATATATGATCCTGACCCAAGCAAGTCTAAGATGGCTCTTACGTTTGGACTAGGAACTGCACGGTTTATAAGCGGTAAGCTAGGCCAGATAGATAAAAGAAATATAAAGTTAAGAACTCCTACGGCAGATATTGCAATTCGCGGCACGGACTTCACGGCCACAGTAGACGAATTAGGCCGCAGTCTGATTATACTCTTGCCCAATAAGTTTGGTGTATCAAGCGGAGAGATAGAAGTGTTGACCGCTACAGGCAGTGTGTTGTTGAACAAGCCCTACCAAGCAACAACGGTGTCGGTGTTTGAGTCAGCGCCCTCTAAGCCTGTAATACTAGACTTAACTCTAGACTTTATTGATAACATGCTTATTGTTACACCCCCAAAAGAGGAAGCGGTAGTAGCTGAAGAAAGAGTTGCAAAGACAGCAAACATCCTAGACTTTAATGAGCTAGACATAGACTACCTAGACGAAGACTTTTTAGAAGATGACAGCCTTGAGTTTACTGAGCTAGATATAAATTTTCTAGATGTTAATTACCTTGAAGACTTGTTAAACATATTAGATGTGTTGGCTGTACAAGAAGAGAAGGATGGTTTAGCACAGGTTTCAGGCGTAACTATATCAGGAACATCTTTAGGTACAGACCCTGAGACACAGATAACTGCTCTTATAACAGGACAGATAATAAGCCTGATTAGAAACGTAAGTGAGTACACGCGATTAGATTTAGACACTACAGGGGGCTACACAGTGATACTGATTCAAGATGGGATCTCTAATACTGTGAAGATCAACGGAGGTGATTCTGTAATTAGAATTACGCAGGAAGGATAATGAAGAAAATAATTATAGGGCTTGTTGTTGCGCTTCTGTTTGTGGCCTTAGTGTATCAGCCCACACTGGTTGAGGTTATAAAGCTCAGAACCTTTGATGCCCTTGTTGAGACTGAGCAACCTACAGGTAACATAGTCCTGCTCAACTTGACAGAAGAAGATATACATAACGAGGGTGGTTGGCCGTTTCCCAGAGAAAGGTTGGCTGAGATCCACGTAGACCTACTGAATGCAGGGGCCGCGTCTGTTGCATGGGTTGCAGTCTTCAGTGAGCCAGACAGGTTTGGCGGTGATGGTATTTTTGCAAGAGCTTTGTCGTATTATCCTTCAGTAATTGCTATGTTTGAAACTGAGGGCTATAAAGAAATACCTCAAACAGAAGGCACAGTGATACTAGGTGATGACGTTGGCGGCATAGAAGCTACAGGAGTTACGCAAAACATTAAAGTCCTTAGAGACGTATCGTTGCAAGGGATAGTATCAGCGCCAGTGGATGTAGATAACTTAGTCAGACGTATGCCGCTACTAATGAGAAGTCCAGACGGTTGGATGGCAAGCTTCGGTACGCAGTTACTCAAGGCGGTTACAGGAACAAACACCTACGTTATTAAAACTAGCGTCAGTGGAATACAAGAGGTGCGCGTCAAGCAGTTAAACCCTATACCCACAGACAGACACGGCAGAGTATGGGTAAACTGGGTAGAGGCAGACAGCACTACTCTAGATAAGATGGATGTAGAAGGAAAGATGGTGATAGTAGGAACCACCGCTAAGGGGATACTTCCGCAGGTTGCTACTCCTAAAGGGCTGTTGTATCCGCACCAGATACAGGCGGCGTTAGTTGAAACTGTACTACACGCCTCCAATAAACGTATGCCCGCTATCCCGCCTATCGCTGTGTTTTGTGAGGCAGTGGTTTTTTTAGTAGGAGTGTTCTTAGTTTTTCTAGCTCTTAATTACTTAGGAGTCTATGCAGGTTTAATTCTATCTGTAGGTGTCATGTCTAGTACTGCACTGCTAGGAGTTTACCTGATACGAAACGGAATACTGATTGATGTTACATGGCCGCTGATCTCTGAGTTTGTAGTAGCTTCAACAACATTCTACCTCAACTACAAAGAACAGTACAAACTACGGCAACAGATCAAGAAGCAATTTGAGCATTACCTAGACCCACGACAGGTCAAACGCTTGCAAGATAACCCAGAGTTACTAAAGCTTGGGGGCGAGAAGAGGTACTGTACGTTCTTGTTCACAGATGTAAGAGGTTTCACAGCCCTATCAGAGAGCGTAACCCCAGAAGAAGTAACCTACATTATGAACAGAGCTTTGACGGCCCAACAATCAGCGGTTTCAAAATTTTCAGGCACAGTAGATAAATACATCGGAGACGCGATGATGGCTATCTTCGGAGCGCCACTAGACTTAGAAGGCCACGAAGACAAAGCCATAGAGTGTGCTAAACAAATAGCAATAAACATGGAAGAGTTGAACGTAGAGTTTGCGGCCAAGGGATTACCGCCCATCCAGATTGGGATAGGTATTAACAGCGGCGAGGCAATCATAGGTAACATGGGATCAGAGCAACGCTTTGACTATACAGCCATAGGGGATGCTGTTAACATTGCAGCTAGGCTTGAATCTGGAACTAAAGCGGCGGGTGTTGATATACTGATAGGTCAGAGCACTGCACAAAAAGCCAATAGTGAGTTACAATCATTACCACCTATTGAAGCAAAAGGTAAGGCTGAGAAGCTAAAAGTGTACACTATAATTCTTGAGGAGACAAAATGGCTACTGCAAAGGAAGTATTAATCCGTCTTGAGGGGCACGAGAAAGAATGTAGTGTCCGGTATGCTAATATTGAGAAGCAGTTAGACAGTGGCTCTGCGAAGTTTAAGAAAGCGGAACTCATGCTTTGGAGTATGTACCCGTTAATACTAGGCTCTGCCTTACTCGATAGGGTATTGTAATGAGTATCGTAGCTTCTTTAATCGGCCCAGTAACGGGACTTCTTGACAAGTTCATAGAAGATAAAGATCAAAAGAACGCTCTGGCACATGAAATTGCTACTATGAGCGACAAAGCAGCGGCTGATAACGCGTTAGCACAGATTGAGTTAAACAAGGCTGAAGCCCAGTCTGGCTCTCTGTTTATCGGCGGGTGGAGACCCTTCGTCGGCTGGACGTGCGGTGTGGGGCTTGCCTATAATGTTATTATATCTCAGATACTTTCTATCTGGTTTGAAGTTCCAACAGTTGACCCCTCCCTATTAACGCCTGTTCTAATGGGCATGTTAGGCATGGGGGCCATGCGTTCATACGAAAAAAAGAACGCGGTAGCAAAGGAAAAGTAATGGAACAGTTTAAGTACTTTAAGATAGAAGATTTTGATTGCCAAGAGACAGGCGAAAACAAGATGGACGTTGAGTTTATAAAAGCTCTTGACCATTTACGTGCGGCTTGTGGTTTTCCGTTTGTAATTACTAGCGGGTTTCGCAGTAAAACTCACAGCGCAGAAGCCCGTAAAAGTACTCCCGGAACCCATGCCTCCGGCATTGCCGCTGACATTAAAGTCTCTGGAGGCGCACAACGCCTAGCTATTGTAAAACATGCTTCAGCTATGGGAATGTCCGTAGGGGTCGCTAAAACTTTTGTACACGTAGACACGCGTAAGACTGAACAGATGTGTTGGTGTTACTAGGAAAAGATTATGCCGCTCAAAAAACTAGCACTGAAAGCAGGCGTTAACCGCGAAAACACTAGATATACTAACGAAGGTGGTTGGTACGAATGTGATAAGGTGCGGTTTCGTCAAGGTACGCCGGAAAAGATTGGTGGGTGGCAGCGTATATCTGACGCAGTGTTCTTGGGTGTATGTCGATCTATATGGAACTGGGTAACACTAGGCAGTCAGAACTTAGTAGGTCTAGGCACAAACCTCAAGTTTTACATTGAGAACGGCGGAGGCTACTACGACATAACTCCTTTACGTAAGACAGCGGCCACTCTTGGTAATAACCCGTTTGTTACTACTAATAATTCAGCTAATGTTGTTGTTACTGACGCTACTGGCGGGTACACAGTAGGTGACTTTGTTACTTTTAGCGGTGCCGATGCTGTAGGTGGGTTGGACTTAAATGGCGAATTCCAAATAATAGACTTTGCCAGTGCAACATCTTATACCATCGTTGCGGGTTCAACTGCTTCAAGCG